GAATTGCCCAAGGTGCTGACGAAGGAAGAATGGGTTCGCAAATACGGTTCAAGCGAACCTTTGGAACTGACGGCGCTCTCGTTGCCGAATTCGGCTACGGACAAACCGAATTCGGTTAGTGGCAACGGCAATGGACGCACAAACTGACACCGTAAAAACGATCTGGAGCCCCGGCGGCAACTTCGCACAGTGGGCGCTCTTGGAGTGCCCGATTTTCGAGGTGTTCTTCGGCGGCGCCCGCGGTGGGGGCAAAACCGACGGGGCGTTAGGCGATTGGATGCGCCACGCCAACGAGCACGGCATCAATGCCTCGGGGCTGATGCTGCGGCGAACCCGCACCGAGTTGATGGACACGATCGAGCGCAGCCGGATGATCTATGGGCCGCTCAAGTGGTCCTACAACGAGCAGGAGAAAACATGGCGCGATCCAAAGGGGGCTCGCCTCAAGTTCGCGTATCTGGAGCGCGACGCCGACGCAGAACTCTATCAGGGCCACAGCTACTCCAGGCTCTACATCGAGGAAGCCGGCAACTTTCCCTCGCCGGTACCGATCTTCAAACTATTGGCGACGCTGCGGAGTGGTGCCGGTGTGCCAGTCGGTATCAGATTGACGGGCAACCCTGGTGGGCCTGGACATCAGTGGATCAAGGCCCGCTACATTGACCCGGCGCCGCTCGGCAACAAGGTGCTCACCGATCCGGTGACCGGGCTGCAGCGCGTCTTTATCCCGAGCAAGGTCGACAACAATCAATTCATCGACGTGGAAGCCTACAAGAGCCGGCTGCGATCGTCGGGCTCAAGGGAATTGGTGCAGGCGTGGCTCGACGGCGATTGGTCGGTCACGCTGGGGGCGTTCTTCGACTGCTGGAGCACCGGCCGGCATGTGATCGAGCCGTTCGAAATCCCGAAAGATTGGATGCGGTTTCGCTCGATGGATTGGGGCAGCGCCTCGCCGTTCTCGGTGGGGTGGTGGGCGGTGGCATCGGACGAATGGCAAGTTCACGGCCGCGTGATCCCGCGCGGCGCCATGGTGCGCTACCGCGAGTGGTACGGCATGCGGCCGAACGAGCCCAATGTCGGCCTCAAGCTGCACGCCGGCGAGGTGGGTAAAGGAATTTTGGCGAGGGAAAAGGACGAGGAAATATCCTACGGCGTGCTCGACCCTTCGGCGTTCGCCGAGGATGGCGGGCCGTCGATCGCCGAGCGGATGGGGACCGAGACAGCGGGCAAGATTTGGTTTCGCAAGGCTGACAACAACCGGGTGCGGGTGATGGGGCACCTCGGCGGCTGGGATCAGGTGCGCGCCAGGCTGGTCGGCAACGACGATGGCCACGCCATGCTGGTGGTGTTCTCGACCTGCCGGGATTTCATTAGGACCGTGCCGTTTTTGCAACACGACCCGGACCGGCATGAGGATGTCTTCAGCGACAGCGAGGACCACGCCGCGGACGAGTGCCGCTACGCCTGCATGAGCCGACCGTGGATTGCGGTGAAAGAGCCGCCAAAACCGGCCGACGTGTCCGGCTACGAGGTGTACCGCAAGAGCACCGCGGCCGAGGATTGGAAGCAGTTCTAGCCAATTGGCCAATTGGCCAGCCAATCAGCCAAAATTAGGAAAATTGTCATGTCAGTGGTGGAAAAGTTCGCCGCGTTCGTCGGCTCGTTGTCGCCCGCGGAAAAGGGCGAGGTGATGCCGCTGATGATTTCCTTCATGCAGGGCAATCTGGGGGCCGGCATGACCGGCCCAACGAGCGGCCCTGATCAAGCATTGCCGCCACCACCTCCCGGTGGCGACACAGGCCCGGGCGCCCCGCCTCCCCCCGGCATGTCACCTGGGCCTGAACCTTTGCCGCCGCCGGTACCCGGCCTGCAGCCTGGCGGGTTGATGGGGCGGCCGCCGATGCCTCCCACGCAGATCGGCAACAAGGCGTACTAGCCCATGGCAGTCACCAACGTCGTCAACTTCACCGGCTATAGCACGACCTCCACCGGAGGCGCGCGCGGCCGCGCGCCGGGCACTGACGATCCGCGCGCCGGCGAGGACGACCAGGGTTTTTGGCCGCTGGAAAAATGCGTGAATGCATACACCACCTATCTCGATAGCAAGACGCTGGAAATTCAGGAGCAACAGGTCGCGCGGCGCTATCGCCACGGCGCGCAGTGGACCAATGAACAGGTCAAGACGTTCAACGACAGAAAACAGCCGGTCGTCACATACAATAAAATCGGCCAGAAAATCGACGGCATTGTCGGCACCGTTGAGCGGCTGAAGCAAGATCCCAAGGCGTTCCCGCGCACGCCGGCGCACCAGGCCGGTGCCGACTTGGCGACCGCGGTGCTCAGATATTTGATGGACAACAACCGATGGGATGCGGTCACGCCGGTTGTGACCGAGAGTGCCGCGGTCGACGGCCTTGCCGGCATCGAGTTGGATTTGAAAGCGGTGCCGCCGTCGCCGCAGCAGCAAGGCGGCGCGCCACCACAGCAGCGGCCCGACTATGATGTGATGTTCAAACCCGTCGACAACGACGGGTTTTTTTATGACCCGCGCTCGTTCAAGCATGACTTTGAGGATGCACGCTACTTGGGGATGGGCAAGTTCGTGGACGAGGAGCAGCTGGTCGAAATGCTGCCCGGCATGGAGGAGGAGATCACGGCGGCGTGCGATACCAACACCGAATTGATGAGCAACAGCGATCGGGACAACAGGTGGTTCGCGACCAATGGAGATTTCAAACAAATTCGGCTGGTTGATATTTGGTACAAGTCAAAGGGTGGATGGAAGTGGGCGCTATTCACGGGTTCGAAGATACTTATGCAGGGCGTGTCGCCGTTCGTGGACGAGCACGACAAGCCGATTGCAAAATACATCATGTTTTCGGCCGCGGTGGATCATGACGGTGATCGCTATGGTTTCCCGCGCAATCTTATGTCGCCGCAGGACGAGGTAAACCAGCGCCGATCGAAGGCGCTGCATGAGTTGAACAACCGCCGCATCATCGCCACCAAGGCGGCAATTGCCGATGGCAACGTCGAGGCGATCCGACGCGAAGTGGCGCGCAGCGATGGCATCGTGCTGGTCAACACGTCGCTGCAGGACATTCAATTTGACGACCAGGCCAAGCAGGCCGCGGTGATGGGGCAACTGCAGTTCATGCAGGATGCCAAGCAGGAGATCGAAACCTTCGGCCCGAATTCGGCGATGATCGGCGGCGATCAGGGTGCCGGCGGATCGAGCGGCCGCGCCATTGCGCTGCTGCAGCAGGCTGGGTTGGCCGGGCTCGGCCCGTATATGTTCAACCTGCGCGGATGGAAGGTTCGGGTGTATCGCGCGCTGTTCTGCGCGGCGCAGAAATACTGGACCAACCAGCGTTGGATCAGGGTGACCGACGCCGAGGGCGAGCCGCAGTTCGTGCAAATCAACGAAATGCTCAACGGCCCGGACGGCCGGCCGATGGGCATGATGCGCAACGCAATCGGCGAGCTGGATGTCGACATCATCCTCGATGAAGGCCCCGACACCATCACGTTGATGCAGGACACGTACGAGGCGATTTCGCAGGCGCTTCCGGCGGTGGCGTCGATGCTGACCCCCGGCCAGGCCACCGCGGTCATGCGGGTGCTGATCGAGACATCGCCCTTGCCGGCCGATGTGAAGAAGACATTCCGCGACGCCGGCGAGCAGGAAGGCTCGCAGCCCGATCCGAAGGAAAAGGAAGCGCAGGCCAAGCTGGCAATGCAGCAAGCCGAAGGCCAGGCGCGGATCGCGCTGGAGCGCGAGAAGGCGAACGCCGACATGGTCAACAAGCAAACTGCGGCGGCGCTAGATTTGCAGATCGAGCGCAACAAAGCCGAGGTTGCGATCGAGATCGAGCGCAACAAAGCGAACGCCGCCATGCAGCTTGAAATGTTCAAGACCGAGCAACAGACCAAGCTGCAGCAGCAGGAAGCTGCGCTGCAACTGGTGACAGGTCAGAATGTCTCGCGACCGGCAGCGATATAGCCGGGCGTTCGGGTAGCGCA